CAAAGTGTTTGGCGGTAAACCTGTGACCTCGAGCCCATACCACGGCCCGTCCGTCATCGGCACACCCTGCAAAGGATAGCTGCCATACAGCCAATTCAGATCGTCAGCATCCACACTCCAAAGCAGATTATCATTGCCAGCCGACCATTCCAAAACCGTATTGCGCAGATCAAGATTGCCCTTCGCGCGAAACCACAACGTCGGCAGGCACGTGACCCGCACCAATCGTGGCGCGCCACCCCAAAGACGGTTGAGCATGCGCACATATCCCGCACCGGCCTTGTCTGGACCAATACCGCGCACACTTGCTTTGGCAACGCGACGTGATCGCAGGGCAGACGATGTGCGCGCCCGTCCCCCAATCAAACCGACAGACCGCGATTGCGGATGAAGTTCAGCCAGTTCCCACTTGGTAATCCCAAACGGAGGCCATGCAATTACATCCGTCATGCCGGCTGACCGAACGATTTGGTGCTGCGCATTTTTGAGGACACAACAGAAACGGCTTGGTCGACCGACTGTCCGGCCAAAACTTGAACCCGCGCCATGATCTGCCCGCCATCCGTCAAGGTTAGATCGCCGCCAATGACGCGTATTTCTTGCGTGCCGCTGTTAGAGGCTACGGATTGATCTGGTCGAGTAACAGTGACCCGCTCATCAGGCGAAGCTTTAAAAGCGACCAATTGGCTGTCAATGCCACCAGACCCTCCAACTTGAAACGATCCACCATCCTTAAACCCCATGAGAGAGCCAGCAAACCCAGTCAACGCAGCACCCCAGCCGCCTCCAATCGCATCACCTATACCTGTAATTGCACTCTGTCGCTGTGCATCGGCCGCTTTCGAAAGTGCATTTGCCAAAGTTTCTTTTAACGTGATTGCGCCCGAGATCATCTTGCCGAGCCATGCCCCCATTTTGCCAAAGGTTTCGTCGGTCGAAAGCCCCAGGCGCTCCATTGCCCCAGACAGCGTTCCGACCACACCGCCTTCGCCATCAGAGATCCCAAGACGCAAACCATCCATGATATCGCCCCCAATTCTCTTGAACACGCGCGATGGTGAATGTGTATCCATGACGTCTCGCGCCTCATCTTCGACGCCCCCCATCAGTCCGCCGAACCAGCCTTTAAAGCCATTCCATTTGCCGCTCACGCCTTCTTTCAACCCGCTCACGATGTCAGCGCCGATAGATGTTGCCTTTTCCATAATCAAGCCAGAAATGCTGCCGAGAAACTCAACGATTTTTACCCCCAGGGTTCCGATCGCTACGATCACTTTGTCAGGCAAGGTCTTGTAAAAACTCACAAGGCGATCCAGTGCCTGCCCCATGACCTCAACGCCTTTCACAACGAAGGCTTTGATTTCATCCCAATGTTTGTAAATGAGAACCGCTGCAGCCCCGACGGCTATGGCCACAAGGCCAAACGGCGATGCCAAAGCGGCGATCACCCCCGCAAGCGGCGCTGCAGCCGTGAGAATACCACCAAGGATTGCCACAACTGGCCCAATAGCTGCTGCAAGCGCTGCCCCTTTTACGATCATGGTTTGGACGGAAGGCGACAATTCTTGAAACCGCTCTGCCCATGCTTTCACCTTGAGCGCCATTTCCGCTACGATCGGCAAAACAATCGCTCCGATTTTTTCAAACGCATCGCCAATGGCCATCGTCGCCTGCGCGATCTTGCCACTGTCTGTTGACGCCAAAGCTTGAGCTTGGCCAGCATACTGTTTTTCCAGCTCATCAAGCATCAACGCCTGCGCGCCGGCTGCATCGCCAGCGGCAACCATGGCTTTAATCTGTTCTTTTTGCTGCTCCGTAAAAGAAACACCAACCCGAGACAAAGCCGACAAGCCCGCAACAGGATCATTGAGCGCCTTGCCCAACATAACCGCAGACCCTTGCAAATCTGTTCCTAAGCGCGCCGACAGATCTAAGGCGAGCTGAGACGATCTGGTAAATACATCGCCAGAAATATTGCCGAAAGTGAGTAAGTTTGCCGTCACTTTTTGCAAGATATCTTCATCGCCATACAGCGACCCAGCTTGCATCTCGCTTGCCATTTTCTTGAGCTGCTCAAGATTGAAACCAGCAGCGTCCCCCATTGAGGCCAAAGACGCTTTAACCGCAGCCTCAGCCCGTTCTTGGACTTTTTGAGCCTCCATTGCTTGCTTTGCCATGGCAACAATTGGCAGTGTCATCCCGATGGACATGCGCTTGCCAGCCGTTTGCAATCCACTGCCAACAGACACCATTTTTTTGCGCAAGCCTGCAGCACGCGTTTCAGCTTTCGCAGCACCACTTTCAAAGGCGGCACTGTCTAAACCTAGAGTGACGCGCAAAGCGCCGATCAAAGCTTTCATAGGTTAACCTTTCCACCATTTGCCGCCGTAAAGGCGATCATCATGGCGCGCATTTGTTCAGGCGCCTGACGCCGCTCACGAGGCTTAAGGCCCCAGTATTTTTCGAAAGTGGGAAAATGCTTCGGATCATGCAGGGCGATATGAACCAAGCTGCCCGCTTGGAATGCTCCAAACCGAGCGATATCCCTTTCGCGCTCGGTTATCTTTTGCACGCCACGCAAAATTATATCCTGCAGCCTCAATGTCGTATGCCAAAACCGTTCAGGATCTTGGCCACCCGCCACCCAAGTCTCTAAAAGCGACGGCCAATCTATACCGCCGCTTTTACCTTTCCCTCAGAGCCCGCAACCTCATCAGCTGAAGCTTCGGATCCATCAGGTTTTGCATCCGGAAATGCCTGCATGATGGCTTCAAAACAAAGCGCCATTGCAACGCCTTGATCTTGGCCTTTTGCATTGGCGGCATGCATCACTTTGCCCGCATCCTTTGGCGTTAGAATGTCAGCTTCATGATGTTCTTGTAGGCCCGCCCAAAACAAAGCCCGCAAGTCTGTGTTGCGCAGTGATTTGAGAGCCTTAAGAGCTTTGCGTTCTTTGAGCACATCAGTGTCAGCGTTTAATTCAGCCACCTCTAGAAAGGGAGCCAAGGCCTCAAATATACCGCGCCCTTCGGGGTCAATCGCCTCAAAGGCGCACAGTCCATTTGGGGTGAACTCTAAATGATAAATTGCGTCTTCGGTTTCGACGCGCACCCGCCCACGAGGATCAGACATCATGTAATTGCCCCATAGGTCGGCTCGCCAGAGACTTTATAGGTTAATGTGCAGGTCATCTTTTCTTCCATCGGCACATCGGGCTCGAACCCCGTGGCCACCGCATTGAACGCGCAAGCATGTGTGTCGAAGAAATTAATACGGTAATCTGCATTCTCATCAGAATTGATGTCTGCAATCGCGGCAGTAACATCAGAGTCACCGGGAATGTACGCGATCGAGACCGAAACCTCGCCCCCGTCGCGCAAGGTTTTGCCAAATTCACGATACGCATTGAGAGATTTCATATGTGTGCGCTCGAATGTATCAGCTGAAACACTTGGCACTTTCACGCTGTAGATTTCATCACCAACGTCTGTCCAGCCACCGCTGCCATCGCTGCGCTGCAAAACAACCCCAAAACCAATTTTGCTCTTTGTATCAGACATTTTCAGCCTTCCTTTTTCCAGTGAAAATCAAAATCCATAGAGCGACGAGACAGATCATTGCCATCAGCCGCCGTTCCTTTTCCACCACGCTCACGCACCAGAAACACACCGTCAAAAACAACATCATTGACAGTGCCGCTAAAGCCCGACAGCGCAGTCCGAACCGCGCCAGAAACCGCTTTTGCTTGATCAGCTGTCTCGCCCCAGGCATCAATCTGAACCTGCCAATTACGCAACGCCGACACCCCGCGCATATGGTAATCATCGCCACCCGAGACGAGCTGCAGGATGACAAAGGGTCTTTTAGAAACTGATCTTGGCAGGGCATCCCAATGGACACGACCGCCAACCAAGGCAGCAAGGCTCGCATTACCAAGCAATTTTGATGTCAAAGCGGCTTCCATTATTTTTTTGCCGCCGCGCGCTCGGCACGTTTTCTGGCGCGACTTATGGCGCGGTAGATCTCTTGCCCCAACATGTTCGAGATCGCTTCCAAAACACGTATTTTATATGCCTCCCACGTCGGGCGGCCATGTGGCTGTGCGGCTTGATGCGCATTGCCAAATTCTGTTTGCTGGCCTGCAGGATCTGCAACGCCGATATAGACAAGCACCTCAGATTTCTTACGTCCCTTACGCGCAGCGCGCGCCTGAACCCGCGTCAACCGACCGCCCATTTTGAGGTCTTCGCGCAGCTTTCCTTCGCCCTCGGGCATGGCAGTGCGCCAAGCGGCCATGAATGGATCGCCCGCTTTGCGAAGAACCTTGCGCGCAACACCGCGCGCCGCACTCTGCTTCAGCTCACCAAGCGCGACTTCAAGCTCTTTGAAGCCCTCAACTTTAGTTTTCATGACGATTGACCTCTGCGATGGCTGTAAACTCAACCCGCCCCCGTCCCGCATCGGGCAGGTCGCGAAACCCCGAAATTTCCCAATCTAGGCCGCTAGCAACAATCCGATCTGAGAGGTCGACGGCTTTGGTTTCGGCACATGCACGAAAGATAAATTTAGCGACACGCAAGCGCCCAGTATGACCTGCCAGTTCTTTCTCACGATCTGACAAATCATATCGATAGGCGTTGGTTGCATAGGTTTCCACGTACCCGCCAATCACCTCATTCAGTGCATTGCGAAGTGAAGCGTCAAATCGCTGAAAAGAGACCGCGCAATTGGGTCTGCTGCGCGCCCTCATGAGATCACCCGAAACGGGTCAACCATCATGCGCACGCTAGACGGCAGTCTGTTGTCTTCGATTGTGTCTGCAGCGTCATACAAAATATAGGCCAGCATCTTAATGCCTTGGGCCACTGGCTCAGGCAATTCACTGGCAAAGTCATCGATAAAGCTAACGCCCAAATAGGCTGCGATACGGTCTTCGCTGGCATTGAGGATGGACTGCAAGACAGAATTATCCCCCTCGAAATCCGCAGCATTGACGTAAACGAGCAGGTCATTGAGGGGGATAAGGGACATTTATTTGCTCGCATCTTTGCTGGATGATGCGGCTTTGTCGGCAGCGTTCTGATCCGTGCTTTTAGATGCTGCAGAGAACGCTGCATCCAGTGGATCTGGCTCAACGCTTTCGCCTTTAAAAACCGCCTCTGTGACAAAGTTCTTCTCACTTTGCAGCGCTTTAATCGTCTCAGTCACCGCAGCGCTTGGTTCAAACCCGAACAAAATGCCCGGACGCAACAGTCCAACAGCAGTGTCGCGCGTTGCACGCACCGCAAATTTCACTTTAGCAGCCATAATAGCCTCCATATTTTTGAGAAAAATCGGGCAGAAAACCCGCCCGATGTCGCCAAGTTTGACCGTTATGCGAAGGTGAAGTTGCCCTGCACGATCGCGTGGCGGCGTTTGTCGGCAAAGGCTGCACGCAATGTGCCTTTGGCTGTGATCATGCCATCGACGAAGTTTGTGCCATGCTCGGTTGAGAACAGGATTTCGGCCCCTTTGCGCTCATAGTATTTTGCAGCGCGAGAAAAATCGCCGACTTGCCATTCCCCTGCAGACAGAGCCAGTGTTTGCACAACCGGTTTAGACCAAAGACGCGGCACAGTGCCTTGGCTCGGGTTGCCATAGATGAACTGGCCGTTGTCATCTTTGAGCAATTCAATGGCGGCCCAATCCGTGTCATTGAGCAAAATGCCTGTGCCAAAGACACCCGCCAATGCGAGCTGCAGCAGCCCCAAGCGCAAGCGATCAATACGCGTGGTATTAGGCAGGCCTGCCGCGGCGACGAAATCAGTGGCCCAAGAGGCTGTGCCTTTGAGGTTTTCGCCAACGCCATTGCCGGCAATCAACTGAAACTCACGCTTTTCTTCGAGACCGTAGATCATCTCGCCATCGAGCTCACTTTGCATCAGCGACGAGTCTGCCATCATTTCTTCAGTGACATGCACCACATGAGAAATCTTACGCACAGGCGCTTCATCACGCACCCATTCGTAATCTGATTCAGGGGCAGCAACGCCCTCGCCCACCATGCCCGCTTGGTTGTCACGCACAGTTTGACGCGTAAACGGCACCGGAGATGTCTCGGTTGCACCGCGCCCAAAGAGCGACAGGACATTGAATGTCCGGCGTCCAAGTTCCCCCACATCAGGATCCACAGGCGCTTGATCCAACAAGCCCCCCGCCGTTGATGTCGTGATCGCATTGTTGATGGTGATGCTTTTGGATCCAGATGCCCCCGCATCAACGAAGGCTTTGAATTCGTCATTTTCAACAAGCGACCGGCCAAGCGTCATCACTTGACCACGGTTCAGGCCCGAACGGTTTTCAGCAAGGATTTGCCCCATTTCAGCAACTTGACCCTGCACCCCTTCGATGGTCCCGTTGATTGCGTCAAGAGATGCCGACAGTGCCGTTTGTTGCGCCAACGCCTTGTCTGCTGCCGCCTTGGTTTCATCCGAGACTTGGCCAGAACGCTTGGCCTCATCAAGCGCATTCTGCGCCACAGGCATCAGCTCGTTTTGAATGCGCGTCAACTGTCCTGTGATGTCGTTGCGCAATCCGGCCAACTCGTTGGACGCATCGGCACGCACCGCCAAAACAGTGGCCGGCGCAGCCGCCATCAGTGCCATGACATTGATTGCCACGGTCTTACGAAAATGTTTCATCGTAGGATCCTCGTTATGAGATTTTGAAGTTTGAAAGATCAGAAACGATGTCGCTGATCCCGTTGACGACGGCAGCGTCGTGCATGCCATCATGGGCAGCGTCTTGCGTGCCCGAATTTCTAATTTGTGCCAACAAGGCGCGGCCTTCTGTGCGAGAACATCCCGCACGCGACAGCAAAAGCTCAGTCCGACGTTTAGCAGCTTGTGGCGAGAGCCGCGTCTCAGCCTGCGCATCCGCGTCGATTTGTTCCCCGCCGAGCAACCCATCAGCGAAGCCGCGATCAACAGCGGTAGATCCCGCAAGCCATGTTTCGCGGTCCATCATACTTTGCAATTCGCCCGCTTCAATGCCTGTGCGAACGGCATAAACATCGCGCAGCGCTTGATCGATCGGCTCAAGAAAGTTGATCGTTTCTTGCATCACAGCCCGATCACCAGCAACCATCACCCAAGCATTGTGGATCATCAAAAAACCCGATCGCATGATCTGGATTTCATCTCCGGCCATCGCAATGATCGAAGCTGCAGACGCGGCAAGCCCCAGAATTTTGACCGTGACCTTGCCTTTGTGATCCGCCAAGAGGCCATAAATCGACAAGCCATCAAAGACATCCCCACCAGGCGAATTGATCACGACAGTCACATCGCGCTCGCCGATTGAGCGCAAGGCCGCAGCGATGCGTTTTGCCGTCACCCCATCGCCCCAAAAGTCTTGGCCGATCGGTTCCAGAATTGAAATCGTCGCCTCATTCTCAGACGCCTGCACGTATTTAAGATCCGCATTCCATGCCCCAAGAGCTTTGGCGCTCATATCGGAACGCACATTCGGCACCCTTGCGACAGGATTAATTGATTTCTTTGACATTATTTTTCGTCCTTTCCCAAGACCGAGACGGGCACCATTGAAGACTGCACAACCAATTCATCCGCAGCACCGCCACGGCGCGGCAAGTTCATCACATCGCGGCCTTCGTCGCCCGACATGACGCCTGAGAAGCGTAGTTTTGTGAGCAAATTACCTTTGGCTTCACTGTCCATCTGAATCATCGCTTCGCGTTTAAATTCAAATGAGCGCGTGCGGCGTTGGCCGAGCGGAATAAGATCTTTTTGAATCCGGCTTTCAATCCGCGTGAGCAGCGGATTCACCCCAAGCGTCAGCCAAGACAGCATGATCGCCTCAACGCCCGAGCCCCACATTGTTTGACCCTGCCCCGCATGACCGACAACAACAGGCGGCACACCAAACCAACGACAGACGTCCTCAACACCAAAGCGCCGCGTGTCCAAAAGCTGCGCATCCTCAGGCGACATTTGGGCGCTTTGCCATTTCAAGCCAGCCTCAAGCGCCATGACTTTCCCAGCCTTGCTTGAGCCGGAATAGGTTGCGAGCAATTCTTCCAGTTGATCGCGTTGATCCGAGGACAGCTCGCCGTCGGTTTGAATAAACCCTGATAGGTGCATGCCATTGCCCAAAACCGCGCCGGCCATTTCATCTGCAGCAAGAGCGGCCCCCATTGAGCGGGCCCCAAACTGTATCGGCGACAAGCCCACACCATCACCAGATCCAAAGCCACGCACATGAAACACGCGCTCAGCTGGCAAAGTCACACGTTTGCCGCGATCCAAAAAATCATAGACCAGCGCACCAGAACTGACACGACGCGGCTTTACCCCAAACAGAGGGCGCAACCCCACCAAGCGCGAGCCTATAAAGAGCTTTTCCGCATAGGCATTGCCCTGCAAGCACAGCTGAGAAATCAGTCCCTCAATAAACTCAAATGCCGTTTGTTCGCTATTGGGCGAAATGGTCAAAATATCAGACAGATCATCCTCGATACGCGCCCGAGATCCCGATCGCTCTTTTTGAAACTGATGCAACGGCAGCCCCGCAACAACCTGCGATGTCTTGCGGGTGCAATCAAAGGCCGCTGATATTTTCATGGCCGTGGTTGCTGTCACCGTTTGGCCAGCAGGCGACGCATGCACAGATGATCGCAAGCCAACGCCAGACAATCCACCAGACGGCGACCAAATTTCTGCCTTTGCCGCACGCGCCGCAGAGGTAATCGCTCGCATAAGTTTCATATGTTCATCACCGGACGGGAAAGCATCGATTCAATTGATCGGCGTGATACTTTCGGGTTTCTTGCCATCAAAGTGACAGCGTTTAAGGTTGCGACCAACGGATCGATTTTGGCTTTTCCCGCTGTTTGTTTGGTAATCAAAACCGCGTTGCCGCGTTGCTCAGCAATGGCGTTGCCCACAGAAAAGGTCATCAGCTCTTGGGCGCCATGCACAAATGTCCCATCTTTCAGTTTGCGCTCGAGCCCCCAGGTCGCTTGGCTCAACCGCGCCCCTTGAGGAATTGAGGCCAATTGATCTTCGCCGATCCCTGCGCCAATCAACGCATCGATCAAGGCTGCGACGCCAAATGGATCAAGTCCGACAGCTGCAGCTTCGGGAAAAAGCCGCGCATCATGCACCCGCATGATCCAATCACAAGCCTCATCGATGTCTTGCGTTGGATCCTCGCACTGCGTGAGATCGCCCATATCCGCCATTGCCAACAGACGCGGCGCAATATCTTTGCGCAGCTCGAATACCTCCGGATGTGCCCAGGCATGCGCCCAATGCATCCAGCGTTTTGTCTCGCGGTGCCGCCCAATGATGGACAGCGCAAACAAATCATCAAGGCCACCGCCATCGATGCCAGCACAGGCCACTTCGCACTCATCCAAGATCCGTTCGAACGAAATGCTTTTGTCTCCGGCAGCTGGCCAGTGATCTGCGCCGATCCAACGGTCGACATGCAAAGCCATGCCAACCTGCACGTTAAGATGTTGCGTGGCCCAAGCAATAACCTCACCCATGCCGTCCGCTTTGGCGCGCTCAAACCCTTCTCGCAGCGCCTCGATAGAAATGGATTTGCCCAAGTTTGGCGTCACCAAATGCCACAGATCAGGATTGAGCCATGGTTGTTTCTTGTCGGTCTGAACCGCCTCGGGAAACTCATAAAGTACCGCAAGCAGTTTTACGCTCTCAGTAATGGACCCATCACGCACGCCGCGCGCATATTGCAATTCTGTCTTAAACACCCCAGCCGGAGAATGATCGCTTTGCGTCGTGATCATCACCAGCAGGCTTTCGGGAAACGGAAGCATCCCGCCGCGAATTTGTCGGATCACATCTGCCGCATAATGCACCGAGCCCAGAACATGGATTTCATCAATCAAGCAAAAGATCGGTTTGGCACCAGTCAGAACATCCATCCCAAAGGTCCGCACCATCAACCGCGTGCCATTAATGCGATCGACAATTGTTTTCTTGTGGTCTTGGACATGAAAGCGATCCCGCAGATAGCCTTCCGGATCGGCCTCAATCATTCCCTTGGCTTGCTCAAACGCGACATCCGCAATCTTTTGCGTTGGCCCGATGATAAGCATGTCCGCCTTTGGTCGCTTGTTCAAAAGCATGAAGGTCAGCGCGATCCCCGCCGAGCTCGTCGTTTTAGAATTCTTTTTGGGCACCAAGATGAACACCTCGCCCACCTTGCGCGACAAATACCCATCAGCAGATGTCAGCATCGATCCGAACACCATCCGCACGATATCGCGGATCCAGTCCCCTGCAGCTTCACGCAAAGGCGGGTTTCCAATCACATCAGGCAGGCGCAGATGGTTGAAAATGCGCACAGCTTCTTCACCGGCCTCTTCATCGATCGGCAAATCCGCGATCGGTGTTTCGCCCCGCTGTAGGCGCTCTTCCCAATCTGGACAGGCGAAATCAAATGGCATCAGTGCACATCACCTTTGGTGTTTAGCACTTCGCCCCAAGACCCCGATGGATGCTGGGCATCGCGGATGCGTTGCTCTTTCTTGCCAGGAACATCAGCCTTTGGTTCTTTTGTCGGAGCCGGATGACGACGCAAGCGGCCTTTCTCAGTGATGGCGCGCAGCTCTTTGATCGATGGCACATGCCCCTGTCTTGTCCGCTGCATCAAAACATCGAGCTGCAGCCCCTCAAGAATTAAAGCGCCGGCTTGAAGCTCTAGGGAAAAATGTTTGCGCATTGTCTTCAAATCGCACCCCAGCGCCTCTGATATATTTTCTTGTGTCCAACCTGCAGCTGAACGCACGGTCACAAAGTCTTGATTTTCCTTACTTTTTGAAAACGATGGACGCCCGCGACGATCCCGCAGCGGTTCAATCAAATTCCCAAACAGGTCAAACTGAGGCTTATCCTCGGAAAAATCGTTATCCATGGGAAAAAAAACTCCGAATGAGGGGACGTGGGTGCGGAGCCCGTGCCCGTATGACTTTTGACCCACCCCCCGCCTGTTCAAACCAAACCGCGACGCTCCAAGCGTTTCTTTTCGCCGTCATGGTAGGCACGCGACACAGCTTGCAGATTGCTTTCGTCCCAGAACAACTCAAGATCGCCATGATGCGGGATCTTGTGGTCTATCACGGGCGAGTTCGGCGCTGGGTCTTTGCCGATCAACAGCACGCCAGTTTGTTCACAGCGCCAGCCTGCACGTTTCAGCACAACTTGGCGCAAGGCCTTCCAACGCTTTGAGCGATACAGTGGACGCCACGGTTCACGCGCAGATCGCGCTTGCTCGGCGGTAGCGTCCGCGTCCAATCGCATTGGGGCATTATCAGCCAGCAACGGCAGCCGAGGCTGCAACGACTTGAGACGGCCCATAAACCGAAACCTCGCGTGAAAATGAATGAAGGATACACCGCAAACAAAAACGCCCAACCGTTTATCGGTGGGCGCTGGACGCATTTAGTGATGATGATGCTTTTGTAGTATTGTGCAGACCAATACGTCAATACCTATTTTCAAGCAGACTATCGGTAGCCCTGCATTCGGTCCAAAGACGCACGCACAGCCCCCCTAAGCGCATCCCTGTTCCGCGTGCTTTTCGACCAACCAAAATGAGCCAAAACTTCACCCAGCGACTTATCTGCCAAACAAATCAAACGCAGCGCCGCCAAGTCATTTATAGCAACGCAATCCCGACCACCCGCGCGCTGCGACGGGCGAATCTTTCGAAGCGGCATCGCCACGCCACCACCGACCTTGCGTTCAAGCGCATCGAACTCACGACGCACAGCCAGTCGCAAATCTACAGCATCGAGACCGCCACCACCGCCCGACACCCGATCACCGTAAGCCGAGCCACCAAGACCGCCTCCCTCAAGACTTTCATGCAAACCAACATAGTGCCGTGCGATCGACACCTGACCCGCATTGAACGGCGCTTCAAACACAGCGCTGCGATCCTTGGACTTTATCCGCGTGAATGCCGCGCGCGCCTTGGCGTCCATCACATCAAACACATCAGACCGCTGTAAACGTGACCGACCAAAATGGCCAGACGGTTGAAACTTACCATTTCCCCCAGGCACCAACTCTACAGGATCGCTGACACGCACCGGCCCGCGTGCTGGCGCATCCGGTATTTCCGGCCCGCATTGCGCAGGCACCTTGCCCGAAGCCCTCACCTTGGCGATACGCGCCTTCTCATC